ATCGCATGCGCCGAGTGGATGGGAAGGATCATTAATTGAAATAAAACGGGATGATAAATATTACGGGCTATTAAACACCTTTTCGATACCTGCCGATTTTGTTTTAGAGGGTGCATCAATATTGCGGACTGAATTTTATGTTTACGGCTTACGGGCAGATGTTAAATTATTAGTTAATGAACTTGACGCACCAACCCAAACCTATAAAAACATTTTTACCGGAAGGATAGATTTCTCAAATGTAAAAGACTATGGAGCATTAGACGGCTATAAATTCACGGCAAACGTATTGCCTGATGATATGACAAGCCTGATCCATAGCTATGAAGATACGGCATATCAAATTCCTATTGACGTTCCTGACGCTGTTTTAATACAGATACCAGGCATCCAGTTAAACGAGCAGGCAACACTTAATTTTAGCACAAGCCCCGATTTTAGAAGCAATGCGTTTTTTGCATTAACTATTGTAACCAATCAGATAAATTCTATTTACCCGTCTATTCAAAACAGCGGGTTTGTTGCCCAGGATTCACCAAATTTCATAACAACAGGGGAATGGTTTTTAACATCCCAGGTCGCAAATAACGTAGTTAACTGTTATGGAAATATGGGCATATCATTGGCGCCGTATTTAGGTGGCCCTTCAAGATACCAAATAAATATACACAGGTCATCCGATGGAAGCATAGTTAAAACATTGTTCGATCAAACAGTTAGTGTGACTTCTCAATTTAATTTCACATGGGATTTTACAATGAATGGTGCGCCGGGATCACCGTTAGCCCCCCTTGCAAAAGGTGAAACGTTATCATGTTATTTTCAAAACTTTGACGGACAAACAAACAAAGGCTTTAACATGCAATATGGCACCATGTTTTTATCCTACGATACCGTCTCGCCGCCATCAAATATTAAAGCGTTACCGGCAACGTACGTTTATAAATTCCTGATAGCCCAAATATACGGCATGGAATTTAACGGGTTCACCTTCCCGACACAAAGCAATATTTTATCAACAGCACCGTGGAACCAACTCTGTATAACATCCGGGGATGCTTTCAGGCCTGCACTGGTAAACTTTCAATCATTTTCTGAAGGTTCAACTCTTACACCCGGTGATTATTATACTGTTACCAACCCAAATTTAGATGTTGGCGCAACTGTAACCTATAACGGCAATGTTTATACACCTGGAGATATTTTTGTTTGCTTGCCTACAAATGTTTCCTTTACTTCAATAAACGGGGCCGAGGTTGAAAGCGGCAATAACCCTGCTGTTATAAAAACTACATTCAGAGACTTTTTCAAGTCGTTAAACGGGGTTTTAAAGTTAGGCTTTGGTGTTCAAAATGGATTTGCAGTACTGGAAAGCAGGGACACATTTTTTCAAATGTTCAACATTGTTAATTTGCCCGATATACAAAAGGTGGTTATTGAGCCTTATATACCTTATATTTTTAATTCGATAAAATGCGGTTATCCTGATCAAACCTATGATGTATTAAGCGGTCGAAAAGAAGCAAACTCACAGGTACAATATTCAACACCTAACAACAAAGTAAAAAAGGAATATGACATAACAAGCATTTACCGGGCCGATCCCTACGGTATAGAATTTTTACGCATTCAACAAGGTAGCCAAAATGTTACCAAAGGCGATAATGATGTGTTTTTAATAATGCGTTCCGCCAACGTTGTGCCTGACCAGGTTTATTATGTTCCCGAAGGGACTGCTTTAGATTCAACAAGCCCTTATACAAGTATTGCGGGTGTAGATACTGGTTATTTTAATTACTCGATAACCCCAAAACAAAACCTTAAAAGGCATGGCAATTTTATCGCAGGGATGCTTGATAAATGGGAGGGGCAAATACTTGTTGCCGAAGCCTTAAAAAGTATTGGATTGGTAACTATAAACACAAGCGGCGTTTCGGTTTCTGAAAGCGCACCTGTTGATATCTCAACTTTACCAACGGCTTTATTTTTACCTTATGTGGCGACCATTACAACCGATTTACCAATCAATATTTTGAAACTTTTAACGATGTTTCCAACGGGCTATATCAGCTTTGAAGTTGATGGAAATACTTATTATGGCTTCTTAATTTCGGCAAGTTTTGACCCTGCAAAAAACAAACAAAGAGAATATAAATTATTGCTTACACCACAAAACAATATGTTGAATTTAATTCACTAAATTTATAGCAAATAAATGGCAAAACAATTTCTATATCCCCCCATTAATTCCCTGGCAATGCAGCTTATTCAAACGTTTCCGAGCAATTATAATTCGGTGCCGTTTGATTATCAAAACGACCTTATCCCATATCTGCAAAAAAGACAAACTGATGATATAGAATACCTGCAATGTTTCAGTGATTGGGCACCTGTTTTATATATTTACGATTACAAAGGAATTGTTAAAGCTACCATTGATCCGTCAACGCCGGTTACCTCAATTATAGGTCAAACTTATACCTGTTATGAATTTGAAATTAACTGGAATGAATTTGCCGCAGGCAATTATTATGCTGAAATAAAATACACTGATGACAGCGAAACCGTACAAATATATCAATCACGCCCGATAGGCGTTGCATCGGTTTGGCCCCAAACATTATTGTTTCAATACACTAATAGCCAAAATAGATTTGGTGTAGTTTTTCAACACACCGATGGCACGTTTTTAACGTTTAATTTGAGGGTTGAGGGCAATATACCTCCAGGAGAGTTTAGCCCGGCATTTGAAAACGTAGTTTATACTGACGAAGAATATAACCCAACAAAATTAAATTCAGTACCGCGCCGTGAATTTATGCTTTACATAGGTTCAAACCGTGGCTTTGCCGGTGTTCCCACTTGGATGAGCGATAAGGTTAATTGGGCTTTTGGGTGCGATCAAATTGAAATTGACGGCGTTTCCTACCAAAACCCGCAATCGGCTAAGTGGGAAGTAAAAAGAACAGACCCGTTAGGCACACAGTTTGTAGGCCTGACAATGACCATAGTAGAATCAAATAATCTTTTTTTACAGTCCTTAAAAACAGGTACAACACCGCCTAAAGGGTTTACCGTAGTGGAATTATCAGAAAACTATTTTGACCGGGCGGCTGATTTTAATGTCGTTGGCATATTTAAAAAATATACATTATTAAAAAATATATCTGTTAACCTTACAAGTGGAACGCCATTTACTTTAAAGGTTGGTATTACGCCTGGAGGCAGTGAGGTATTTTCGGACGTTATACCCGTTCCATCAAATAACCAGGGCTATAACCAGGATAGAAAGATTTTATTTTTGGGACCCCAAACCCTATATGTAACTGGAATAACAATCGGAACGGCAACTGCTGACATACTTTTTGATTACCTGCAATATGATGAAGCACCATCAGGGTCACCTTCTTTAGACATTGTTAGTAGGTACGGACAAAATGATATAGGTATGTGGGAAGCAAATGACGATACAGATTTTGAAAGGGATTGGGATTTGTCAACCGGATTTGGAAAGATAGGGAGCGAATATTACATGTGTCGTATGTGTGATGGAAGAAATGGAACGGTAAATAGGGGCGGTACCGTTGCTATTGGATATTGCCAATCAACCAATACTAACTATATAGGCATTTCAGCGTGGAATGTTACTCAAAACGGTTATACTGGTTATGATCAATTTGTTACTCCTTCAACCAATCCAAATAATCCTATGGTTGGCACTGATCATACCAGGGACAGTATTTCAAATTTAGCACCACATAGTCACCCTATAAATACCACCAATAGCGCATCATCGTCCCTTAATGAAGTTGATCCAATACGCGGAAAAACACAAGGTACAGTAGCCGGAAATAGAGCTGGTGGTGGTCTGCTTGGAACACAAGATGGCCCCGGGGGTGACGGCATTCACGATAGCCAAACAATTAAAATAGCAGGCGGCAACACTGACGGAAGCGGGTTAGGTGGCCAGCGCGAAAATAGACAATTATCAATAGTTACATTATTTTTTAAAGGGCCAATAGGCGCATAATATGGGACAGAGCAACGGCAGGCGTAATATGTGGGTGGTTGACAGTATGGCTTCCAATGATGGGGCCGATATTGTGCTTAATGATACGGTAGCTTATTCGGCACCATTCGCAATAACAGAAGCAACCCAACTTGTTTACCGGGATTGGGTGTTAGCCTTGATGGCTGCCGGTATAACGCCAAGCAGGATTAACTATCCAGCCGGAACGACAGTTAACCCAATTGCATTAACTGCCTTTCAAACTTTATACAGTTCATTTGGACAGATACCGCGTTTTTCAGTTAGAAAAATAACGGGCGGCGGCTTGTTAACAGCTTCGATAAAAACGGCTGCTACATCGGCGTCGGATGGCACATATACAGCAAAAGCGGTTATTAATAACACCGGTGTTTATAGCCCTAATGGCATTGGAAGCGGGGGCACTGTAACTATAGTTGTTTTAGGTGGAGTTGTTACGGGTGTAACGCCTGTATCAGCCGGTTCATGTTATAATGTTGGTGATACTTTTACATCAACATTTGCGCCGGGTGCGGTGTTTAAAGTGGCTACTAATTCACCGCTTAGCTACCAGGATTTAACAGTGTCGGCAACTATAAATATTACCGAAGTTATTGACGAAATACCCGACAGTATTTCTATCAATATTGATGATGATGGAACGGGTCATTTAGCCGATAATATTCAGTTAGTTATTTCAACTTAACATGAGAAATATAGATTGGTTATCAGACGAGCGCGTTATCAAAGTAAAGCCAAAATTAATTTTTGAATTTTGCCAAAATGAATGGCAAAAGCCATTAATAATTAAGCTAATAATGTTGTTTAAAAATAAGATTAAAAATTTATATTTGTGAGTGACAGAAAGACGCTGCATATCGTGTAAAAAAAAGATTTGTGAAAGTGATTACCGGGTCGATATTAAGTGTCCACATTGCGGTACTATAAACAAGTTACCGAGGCTTGTAAAAAGGGAACGTAAGAAAGTTTAACGGGTTAAAAAGAGATCGCCAAGAGCGGCATATTCCTTTGGGAGTGTGCCGCTTTTTTTATTAAAAAAAATATGAAAAAAATAATTTTAATTGTAACGCTTTTTATCCTGACTGTTTCGGTTAAGGGGCAAGTAACACCGCAATGGAACGCACCAAACCCAGGTGTTTCAAATCAGGATTCATTAAGATATTTTTATCCGGGCATTTTTGGCAGTTTTAAATATTTATGGAATACCAACGCGGCCCGGCAAAACCTAATCCAAAACACCACCGTCCTACAACATGCCAACCTAACTATTGACCAAACAGCAACAGCAAATGCCTTTGTAGGAGCAAATATTTCAATAAGCAACTTAGCAACATTAAACAATCTTATAACAAAACAGGCATCCATACAGCAATTAAGTGTATCGGGGACGGGTAATGGTACTTTAGGCTTCTATTCGCCTTTTATAGTTAATAATGTGTTGGCAATGTCTGCTAATGGGGATGTGTTGACAGGAGGTATTTCAGAGCCTATTTTTACTACGGGATTACCGGCGCTGACTACCAAAAATATAGTAGGCGGCAGCTTATATGTTGATGGTATTTATCCATTGGTGGTACTGTTTAATAGCGCAAGGCCTTCAGGCATTAATCCCACGGCTACTATTACTGTATTTGGAGGTGCTGTAACGTCAGTTATTATAACCAATGGTGGCGCGAGACAAGGCGTTAACGATGTTCTTGTTTTGGCAAATCCTTTAGCACTTGGAGGTGCTGGCAGTGGCTTTAATTGCCAGGTGGCTACTACGGGGGCATATACTGGGGGACAATTTTTCTCATGGCAATTTCAAAACGCCCCAGCGGCTTATAATGGTAACTATCACGCATTATATAGTCAAAGTGTTTATTCTATCGTTGATAAAAAGTACGTAGATAGCGTAAATGCGGTTTTAGGAGCGGGATATGTACCTACATCCCGCAATATAACAACAGGGTACGGCACACTGGGTGGTGGTGATTTAACAGCAGACAGAACGTTATCTGCTGATACCGCATCTACTAATGCCCTTGTATCAAAAAGCAGACTTGCAGCTAATCTTGCCGGGTATGCCCCCGAAGTTCAAGTGCCTTTTAAAACACCGGAACAATTCGGGGCTACACACAGCAGTGACGCAACAACAGCGTTGCAAAATGCCGTGAATAGCGGATACCCGATAGTATTATCGCGCGGGGGGTATATTGTAAGCAAGGTTATCCATGTTCCCGCAAATGCTGTAATAATAGGGTGCGGTATCGACAGTTTGGGTTCTATAAAAACAACCGTGGATTCCGCTATTTTTTCTATAGAAGGTAGTTTTGTTAAAATTAAAAATGTTGGTTTTTGGGGCACTGGCGACACTACTCAAACCGCACAGCACGGAATAGATGTTAAGGGGCATTATCCAACCGGGGCAGAATACGATAACATAGACATATCCTTCTGCGGGTTTCACAGATTGGGTCAAGGGGTTTATTCCACATTAAACGGACTGGACAATCCTGTTAGCGTATCAACACATTACGGTATGACGTTGACAGGGAATATAGCGGAATACTGTGCAATCGGATATAATTTTGATTATAGGTCAGAATACAATATCATAAACGGCTGTGTTGCCTTTTTATGTGGAAGGGGCATACGGGTAGAGGGCGGCAATAATAACATAAGTAGTTGTATATTTTCAGATAATTTTGTTTTTGGCGGTGATTTTGAAGGTGGCGTAGCTTTGGATAACGACGGACATTCAACCGTTACGGGCACAAGCTTTAATCACTGCGGCCAAGCCGGCATCTTTACAGATGGGATAACATTAGGATATACTTTTGCAAGCTGCAACGTTTATTCGAATATTTATCTTGCCAATAGTACCGGCATAAGGTTTGAAAATCTAAATACCGGAACAACCGCCTTATATGTGCAAAATTGCACTAATACTACGTTTCACAACACTCAATGGAATGTTACCCCATCTTTTAACCTATCCTGGAACGGCACAAGTAACACAGGCACAAACAGCGTTGTTGACTTCTTCGGGGATATTTGGATAGCTACGCCGCCTGTAGCGTCTTCAACCCTTGTGTTTAATAAAATAAGAAACGGGTTAACCCTTGATTACACCCCAAACACGTTAACTTTTTCAGGTGCTGATAGCCTGTTAGTGCGGAATAAATTAACAGGAAACGTTGGTGAAATAGCCATGACAAATTGGTTAGAAAATCAAGTATCAGTGCAACAGGCAGGAGCTGGATTATGGACAGCAGGGACAGGGGAGTTTGATGGCGGTTTTTTAAAAATGAATAATACCACATCAAATATATTATTATTTAATCCAACGAATATAGTAGCACCTCCATCATTCACGACAAGGTCGGTTGGAACGAGAATTGTTATTGCGCCTGCTATAACTGGTAGTACTACTGATTATGGTTTCGGTGAGGATAGCGGCGTACTATGGTCGTCGGTAGCTACTACATCGCAATCATTTAAATGGTACGGAGGTGTTACATTGGCTGCCACATTGAGCGGAACGGGCGTATTTACTCCTATTTCGATAGGGTCGGCGGTAACAGCAACAACACAGATTGGAACAGATAAAAGCACAAAAATTGCAACAACAGCATTTGTCGGAAATAATTTTGCTACTATTACAAATCCAACTTTTACAGGCACAGTAACGTTAGCATCCGGAACTACTACCGTAGCACCACTTGTAATTCCAGTAGCGGTAGGATTATTGGTATCACCGTTAAGTGGTTCGATTGAAAATGACGGTACTAATCTTTATTATACTAATAGTTTAAATTCAAGGTCTGCTTTACAAACCACAGTAAATCTTCAAACAACATTATCGGCATCGGCAACTCAATATCCGTCGAGTACTGCTGTACAGAATTATGTAACCGGATTGGGATATTTATCGGCATCAGCAACAACTTTACCTGCATCATTTGTTAATTCATCACTTACCAGTGTTGGAACGCTTGGTAGCCTGGCAGTGACCGCCACTGTTACCGCTGGAAAAATTGACGTTGGCGCGCTTACCTATTCGGATACCAATATATTGGGCATTTTTCAAAGTTCGGCGAATACTTATAATCAACTTATAATACAGAATAGTAACAGCGGCTCTGCTGCAAGTTCTGACGTTGTTGTTAATAATAATAACAGTACTGCAACAACATTTTATGGTGATTTTGGCATGAATAGTTCAGGTTGGGTTGGTTCAGGAGCGCTTAACGTAGCTAATAATGTTTACTTAACTTCTACTTCAGCTGATTTAGCTATCGGTACAACAACATCCAACGCTATACACTTTGTTGTGAATAACGGTGCTACAGATGCAATGACAATATCGTCCGCGGGGGTAACAACAATACCTGGTCTAAATATAGCAGGCGGCATAGTTCAAACTTCATCAGCCGGCGTATTAAGTTCATCGGTGAATATAGCAGGTGTTTCGGGTGGAAGAACGTTGACCGGTGGTACCGGCATAACAGATATATTGACCTTACAGGGAACTTCCGGAAATGGCACAAGTACTTCGGCTGCGATCGATTTTAACGTTGGCAACGCAGGTGCAACGGTTGCCGGTGCTATATTAAATAACGGATGGTGGGGGTTTGGAACGGGTGCCCCAACAAACCTTGTTACCTTAGCAAGCCTATCAAGTGGTGCACAGCAGGCTTGGTATAATTCTACAGACCAAACCACAAACTATAGTCGGTTGGTAGTAACGCAACCGGCATTAAGCACAAACGGATTTTGGACATTTACGTCACAGGGAGGGGGAACCCTAAACGTTACCGGCCTAAAGGGTTTTGAGTTTAGTAATTCAACTTATTCTGATTTGAGATTAGCCGGTGGTGGTACTTCAAATAGCGCTGCTATGTACTTTTCAGGTAGCAATAATTCTACAGTTGGATTTCAAGGTTTGCAGTTTAATTACAATATTGCAGGAACAATTTCATCTGGTATTACGCCGGCAACGAACTTCTTTTTAAATAACGGGGTTGGAACAGGTACTTCCGGGTGGAAAGTGGGATGGTTTCAAGCCTATGATGCAGGAACAGGATCAGGTACAAAAATGCTGATCGATGCCGGAACAAACTCCGCAAATACAGGTGCTATAGCTTCTTACACTTCTAAATTTTCTGTAGACAATAATGGGCTTCTTTATTTCGCAGCAACTGCCGGAACTGCTAACCAAGTACCTATAGTAAATAGTGGTGGTACAGGAATGACATGGACTTCTAACATTATTCAATCTAACGTTGCAAATACATTTACCACATTCCAAACAATTTCATCAGTAGCCCCGCAATTAATATTTAACCGCACTACAATGGCAGGAGGCGTTGCAAATATTCCGTATCAAAGTGCAGGGGTAACAAAATGGACAGTAGGGTTAAATAATACCAGCGATGATAATTATGTAATAGGAAACGCCACAACCGGACATGCTGATGTAACTTTTAACAACACGACTGATAATGCCGCTTTCTTTGCCACCGTCCAATTAAAGGGATATACTGTAGCCACCTTGCCTACTGGTGTAACAGGAATGACGGCCTATGTCACAGATGCGTTAACACCTTCATTTGGAATTACATTAGTAGGCGGCGGTACTATAGTTACAAAAGCGTTTTATAACGGCACTAATTGGATAGCAGAGTAAATATCATAAACAGAAACATCCTTTAAAATAATGAGCGCAGAAGAAAAACAAGCAGCGACAGAGCAGCATGAAACTATCAATAAGATAGCCAATGAAATTGACATGATAAAAAGGTGGTGGCCTTTATTTGTTTTTATTTTTGGTGTTATAGTGGCCACTGGAACGGTAGTTAGCGGATTTTGGAAGTATGATAACAACGTGGTTAAAAAGCCCGAAAACGCTAAGGTTATTGATGCTGTTTCCGAATTGAAATTGACCGTCTTAAAACTTGATAAAAAGTTAGATGAAAAGATCATTAAGGATAGCGTTAATTTCACATCGATTTATAAAAACAGTTCAGACGTTAAAATACAATTGGCAACCGACCGTAAATATTATAAGCAGCAATTAGAGGCTATAAAAGCCCGGTTATCATTGCCTGGTGGTGAACAATATCACTATGATGCAAGCGGAAAAAGAATTGTTACTTATTCGCAAAATAATAAGTAAATTTGATATAGCAGGACAGCCTCTCAAAGGCGTTTTTTCTCATTGTTATTTTTTGTATGTGAGAGCCTCCGAATCGCAAGGATAAGGAGGCTTTTTTATAAAATAAATATTGCGTTTTACGGGTTCCCGTAATGTAATTTGAAAAGTGTTATTTATCTTTGTATTACCGCTTGAGCAATATCGCCAGCGAGTAAAAACAATTTTATGAAAAGTACATTAAAAGTAACTTACGAACGTCACTTCGACGGCATTAATCCTGTTTTACAAATAGTGCAACCATTGGATTTACATTCTGAAGAATTTATCGGGCAAGACGACCCCAAAGATGATTTATTGACCGACTTCTTACGGTCGCCGCTAAACGCTGAAAAAAACTGGTTATTCGATATAGCGTCATGTTTTAATACGGCCAACCATTCGCTTACATCAATAAAGCCTGTTGCGCTCAAAGATGAATTTTCAATTGCCGTTGCTATCATACAAAAGCAATTATATATGACATCAAGAAATGACGATGCAACCACGGAAAGTTGTGTTGCCTGTATTACCGAAATGTTTGACAGGCTTGATGTTTTAAAAGGCGAAATGCTTTCCAATTATGTCAAATCATCTGTACCAAAAAAAAGCCGTTACGATGGCACAATCAGGCATTATTTTGAAATGTGTTTAGCCGATGGAGAACGGATGAATGCCTTTAATAATACCCCAATAGAAAAATGGGATATGGAAGCTAAAGACGCAGGTGAGGCATTAGATATAGCGTTTGATTTTGGATCATCTCCGCAAGGGTATGATTATTGGGATAAGATACGTAATCGCGTTAAAACAATTCCCGTTGATAAAAAACCGTATCAAGTGGCGAATGTGCCGAATATTGAAAACAATAAATATATTGTAGGGTGAGATAAATTTTAAGAGTGAATAAATCGGAAGCCGTACAGTTGAGAAATTGAGCGGCTTTTTTATTTGCAAAAGTTTGATAATGTTTAAGTAATTTTGAAGAAAAAAATTTATGCAAATTACACAATTAGACGAGGCCGGAATAAGGCTTATAGCGCAATTTGAAGGATGCGTTTTACACCCGTACCTGGATCAGGTAGGTATCCCCACTATTGGCACAGGAATGACCTATTATCCTGGGACTGGAAAGAAAGTTACCATGAGTGACCCGCCAATATCGCAAGCGCAAGCCGATAGCATGTTTTTGCAACTTGTTAAGCCTTTTGAACTGGCCGTATCTTCCACAACTCGCCCCGATTTAACACAAAACCAATACAATGCTTTAGTAAGCCTTACTTATAACATTGGTACGGGTGGATTTAAAGGCTCTACAGTTCATCGCCTTGTAAATTCTAATGTATCAGGGCCGGAATTAAAAGCAGCGTTTCTAATGTGGTCAAAAGCCGGCGGTAAGCCTTTGGAAGACCTTGTTGAACGCAGGACAAAAGAATATGAAGTTTATATGTCGTAAAGTGGCTTTTTAATTTTACCACTTTTTTTAAACAATAAGCCCCCTTTGTAAGGGGCTTAGTTAACCAAAATAGGATAACGCTAATCAACCTAATTGGTTAATTCCATTTCTATCAGGTATTATTAAACTGATAAAATTTCTTTCTTGTGTGAATATAGGGCACCCGATTGATTTCCAATTAGAACGAATAGCCCCATTTTTTTCATAATGATATTTAGTTATTAATCTGCCTCTTTTTAATTTAAGATCGTAATCATTCCAATTAATACCTTTTTGAAATATCATTTCCTGCATGTTATCCGTTGATTTACCATGCAATTGTTTTGCCGAATACATAGATTGAGCAACGGATGAAATAGAATTTCGTGTGCAATCTTGCTGTCTCCAAATAAAATAATTTTCAACTTCTGTTTTATCGCTTATTTGAAAAACCCTTGCATCAAAATGAGCTAATTTTCCTGGACGTAGTTGATTAAACATTGCAGTTGCTAAACTCGCACTTATTGAGGCTTGTTTTTGAATATTTCCGTCAAACCATGCTTGTGATGTTAAGCTATCAAAATCAGTAAGTAATATTGATATTTCATCTGATTGAACAAAGGCAAATTTAGCCCCTTGTATCTCTTTACATAGATAACAAGCCGTTTCATCCATATCTAATATCAATTGTTCATCAAAAGGCCTCTTTAAGCCCTTTGTGTAGGTGTGAAAGGCTTTACCATCTATACGTATAATAGTATATGTTCTGCCTTGTAATTGATAGCGTGTAACGTTTTCATACAACCGCTTCATACGGTCGCCAATTGGTTCTGTATTCATTTTCTTAGCGTTTTACACCGCTGAATTACGGCACACAAAAGTACAAAAACAAAACATAAGACTCTATTATATTACGCTAATTAATTTGCTTTTAATTAAGATAATTATTATCTATTTTTGGATAAAAATAAACCATGAAAATTAAGCTTGTTTTACTTTCGTTATTTTACTTAATTGCCTTTACCGTTAAGGCTCAAAAAGGCATTACTAACTACGGTTTTTGGTATGGCGAAAATTGGGCTGATAGCGTTGCTAAATATCAAGAAATAAGCCAGTATTTTTATGATAAGGCGACAGCACAGGATGATAAGGAGGCTTTAAAATATCAAAGGTTTGAAACTTTCTATCAACACAAAATAGATAGTGTCATACAGGTAGAAAATGCCATAATCGAAAAACAAATAATGCTTAACCGTAAAAAATATCTTGAAACAAAATATCACATCAAACTAAATTAACCATGAAAAAAACACTTACCACAATTGGCCTTATTTCATTAGTCGTTTTATTTATGACTATTAATATTGCGGGTGCCGCTCTTATTGACAGCAGGCGCGTTTCAGACACCGTAATAGTAGTAAAGCTATCAGACTACCGTCGAATTAACCAAATAGTTTACGAGGCCACACACGGCGCCAACGATGCTCAAAAAACATTATGGGCTATTGATTTAAACCGGATCAACAGCCGCGTAAAACAACAAATAGACACCCTTAAAAAATAATCACATGAAAAAAGTTTTTTATCTTTTATGTATGCTGGCATATGGCTGCAGCCCGGCACTTGCCCAAACCGTTAAAATCGTTTATCCCGGATATACTGATTATTGGAACGCAAAAACATTAATACCTGATAGCGTTATATGGACAGCGGCACCACATGTTAAGGCGGTTGGTCGCGAAGCGGGATTTCATGCCACTGGTGGCCGCGTTAACCTGTCAAAGGATTATGCAAAAAGCGGATTTGATATTGGACATAATTGCGATGCCAGCGACGAGAACGGCAATAAAACTGATGAGTATAATTCGTTCGACTTTGCAAACACTTTCCCACAACGACCCAATAATAATAGGTTGGTTTGGTTACAACTTGAGGCCTACACACGTAAATTAAATCAACCTGTTAATGTTAAGGTTTATTGGAACGGCGTGTCCGGATATCTAAAACCGGATAACGTTGTGATACCTACCTATACAATTAAAGAGTTGAGGTATTCGGGACATTTTGAAAAATACATTGTCCCCAATAATGATACAGTTTCAAAACATCCTTTCACTTATTACAAAGTAAATTAACAATGGATTTAAACAAAAACATTAAGGGCATATTATCAATAGTGGTTTTATCCTTTGTATTCGTGTACTTCTTTTTTTGCCTTATTGCCGGCGTTAAACCTGATCCGCAAATTACTATTGCCAATGTAGGGGCTTTAGGTACCGTTCTCGGGTACTGGTTTGGCAGTTCATCGGGTAGCGCCAAAAAAGATGATACAATCGCCTCACAGGCCGCTAATCCGGTTGTAAACTCGGCTGATACTGTAAATGTAAAATCATAAGCCATGAAATACGCAATAATAGCCGCTATATGCATTTGTTTTGCTTTAACGGGGTGTAATGGCGTTGACAAACAAAAAAGGTTTACTGACAGCCTTACTAAAGCAGATACAAACGATATTAACCTTGATGGTGATACATCATTACAATATCATTCGGAAATACCTGATAGTTTAAAAAATAATTGATAGTTAAACCATATTACCCAACCGGGTAAAATGGTAAATTAAAAAAGCCTTAGCAAAACGTTAAGGCTTTTTTGTTTAAAGGGGAAAGGGAAATTACCCCCATGGATTTTCGCCTGTTAATTCGGCGAATGCTGATTTTAATTCGGCAACAATTTCAGGTAATGTACTTTTAAATTGCTCGATATGAAATTCGGCAGGCATGGGAATATTTAAAGCATTTGCCATGTTATCAACCCTGTCAATAGCTTGGCCTAATTTTTCAGATGCATTATCCATTTTAAGCGGCCTGGGAGTGAATAACTTGTTGTGCGGTTATCAACTGGCTTGGCGTTACAGCATTTAACGATGTGGCGTTATTATCGAATACAAAGGCACTCACAGCCGAAGCAATACCACCTAATGTATTTGATCCTAAAGTTACGTTAGCGGCCTTCTGCGAGTTTATGGCTGTTTTCGCATCCTGTATCTGCTGCACAACAGGTTTGTCAACTTCTGCCGATACGTTTGTAGCGATGTTTAAAATCTTTGGGAACGCTAATTCAATGCCGGAAATTAACGGGGTTAGGGCCGGGTCAATACCTTCTGCTATCTTAACGAAAAAGTCAGCAGTTGAAACAACTTCGGGGTTACCTTCAAGGCTTTTAAATTCGTTAACTACAGCATCAGAAAATTTGCCGATGCTTTGCTCGATGGTTTTCAATTCGCCGTTTTCGCCGAATATTCCATCTACAATTTTTACGGCCTCGTCTTCAATTTTTTGAAAAAAGTTTTCGGGTTGGCTTGTGGTTTCACTCATAATAATTTGTGATTAATTGTTAATGATTTTTAATGACCAAAATTAAATAAATAATAATCAATAATTACTACTTTTGTAAAATGAAAATAGGAATTATTTTATTAATAATCGCACAGTTGATAAAAGTGTTTTTAGCTGGTATGTATTTTCAGGATAAGTTTTTTTGGGCTGACGGCGCTATTGAAAGAATTAAGGTAATTTTTGCCGTTATCGGAATAATTATTTTAGGCGAAATAGCTGGTGTTTTTGCAATTGTTATTATGATATTCGGCTTTATACACCACCGCATGTGGGATAAACTTCATTTAAGTTTTATTATAAAATATATGGTGTTTAAAAGACCGTTATTATATGATAAGTTAAAATATGGTATTTTAAAACAACACGCCGATGAACTACATCCAGCATGGTATAATTTTGACGATAGGATATTTAAACATTGTGTTTATTGGGCATTGAAAAAATATAAGACGGCTTGATGAACCTATCCGATAATGAAATTAAATTCTTAAAGTTAATCTGCTCTGAACTTACTTATAAAGAGATAGCAGAAAAGATGTTTAAGAGTTTAAGAACTGTTGAGGACTATAGAAATAACTTATTTATAAAGCTTGAAAAAAGATCGCGTACAGGGCTTGTAATATGGGCTATAGAAAATGGAATTTTTGAAGTTAAGGCTAAAGCAACTTTATTTGTATGACAATAGCAATTGCATTAATGGGGCTTGTATTAATAGGGCTCGCCCTTTGTGTTGTTTGGTTGCCAAATAAGGGTAATGAAGGTGAGTAAAGTTTAAGTGTTTTATAAGTTAGTTTTGTTTAGCCCGGCGTTATGGTTTTCGCCGGGCTTTTTTATGCCTTATCAATATACCATGATTTTTCATTAACAACGCTTGCACCTGCTTTTACAAGCATTTCTTCCATCTTATCTAACGACACTTTTTGCCGTTGTTTTTTCCAATTGGATACTGTTGATCGATCAACTCCAAGACGTTTATAAACGCCTCGTTCATTAAGCATTTCTAAGAAAGCTTTTTCTGTACCTATTACTATCATGTATTATTAATTTATGTAAAAGTAATGTATTTCACCTAAAAAACAAAATAAAAAAAATAAATGAAAAATAATTACATAAAAGTTTGGTAATTCAAAAACAACTTGTATCTTTACATCATGCAATTAGGCATAACAAAAACGTATCAAAATGAAACTTGAAAGGCTTACCCAAATGATGAATAACTTAGAGGTTGAAATCAATGCAATGAGCGCCAGGATTAGGAAATTCGGCGAAGGCGAAGTTGATATGAATTACTATAACGATCATCTTTTAATTTGGGATAAATTAAAGGCAGAACGCGACATTTTAAAAGGTGCCTAAAGATAGGCACCCGGGTTAATAGCCGGTATTTTTAAAAATATGAACTTAGATTATCATATCGAAATTATAAGCCAGTTTACAAAAGGTGAGTGGTTTAAGCCGACAAACTTTAACAGTAACGCCTTTTTTGTTTGTGCTGATCTTTTTGAGTGGGGCTTGATTGAACGAAAAATTGAAGATGTGTTTATTGATAATCGCATTGTGGGCAGAAATTTTTACTTTAAATACGATTAATGAATTAACAAGAGCCTGTATATTTTCGGAAATTCTATCCGGGACGGCAAATCACCCGAACGCTCACAAGGCTTCGGGCTTTGCCGGCAAAAGACAATAATGTTTAACTTAAAAATTTCCAGCAATGAAAACTTCAATTAAATCCAGCATTATCCACACCTTTAAGGGGGATGCAACACTGGCCCAACAAGGAATAACAGCCGTTATTTTCCTGGTTCCAATTATCACATTAATTTTTGTTTTATTACATAGTGCTAATGTTAAATTTTAAAAAGATGGACTTAAAAGTAACAGTAAGGGATTTTGACCCTAAAAAGGATTTGCAAGGCATTCCTAAAAAATATTATGAGTTGGGTTTTAATGATTGCGTAAAGCAGTTTAATCAAAAAATAACATCCCGATGGTTTAATGACGAATTAATTCAAAAAGACGGGGAAAGTGCTGAAAAATATCAAGCACGTCTAAGAGATTTATGTGTTGAGTTAATGTGTTCAAACCGTGGATATGCATCCTGCTTTGTAAAGTAATTATAACCCAGTAACTAACCTTTTTAACACCCCATGGAAACAGAATTAACAAAAAAGTTTGAGTCGGTTTTTAAACAAGTATTATTGGAATCATTCCCCTTTGAAAATGAGGCTGAAATGATTGGATATTATGACAAAAACTTCGGCTGGGCATCTGATGTAATAATTACTGCCATGCAAGTAGCCTATGATATGGCTGATAGTGAAAAGGATGCCCGTATAAAGGAATTAACCGACCTTATTTATGAAATTGAACGTGTTTTGGCTTATACATCTTCGTACAAAAATATAGCAGACGGAATTGATGAGTTATTAAAAAACTATCGTAAAGCACTTAATACAGATAAACAATGAAAAGCGCCGAACAAATTTTAGATGATAATTGCAATTCGTTGCCAGCGTGGACTGACAGGAGAAAACAGGCTGTTTTAAACTCGATGGAAGAATACGCCGGCCAATTTTACACCGAAGCGGAACTTTTAGCCCGGCTCGATGCGTTGAAAAAGGATTGTGCGGAAATGGGCCACTTTGACGGCACTTCTGTTATATTATCAATTGACA